GTCTTATATTAATGTTAGCCTTTTTACTTAAAGGTTTACTTAAGTCATTACTTAAGAGTTTACTTAAGGGTTTACTTAAATCATTTAAGTAATAAACGGGCGATTTCGCATTTTTCTTACCTGACTCAAACTGTAGTAAACCTTTTTGCTGTAATCTGTTCCTGACTTCAATTACGGTTGGTTCTGATATACCGGTTGCGAGGACGATTCGTCTGTTGGGACACTCAAACGGATTCTCCCAACCCCGACTATTGCACTCGTTCAAAAGGAAGAAGTACAAATAAACTTCGTTCGAGGAAAATGCTACACTCTGATGTGTCTTCCAAAATTGGTTTACGTAATCTATATAAGTCATTGTAGGTAAGAATTTACTTCGTTTATGAACTCCTGTAGTGAATGGCAGATAACATACTTGTTTTGGTATCTTTCTGCTTCTGTCTGCCACGTTCGTTGGTGCTCGCTCTGTGTACCCTTCGGTGTCTTCATCTCTATACAGAGGGAAGCCCATCCCTTTTTGGGTATGAGCAAAATCAAGTCTGCTACACCTCTCACTGCTCCTTCATACTTCATCCGTGCTCCTGTCTTGGCATCACGTTTGCCACCGTTGGGCACTGCAAAAAGCATACGAGCCAGTTTGGGATATTGTAACCGGAACCATACCAAACAATCATGTTGTATTTGGCTTTCTGATAATGGTGTTGTCTGTTTCCTCATATTCTTCCGTTGAATAGGTTCATTGCCATATCTACCACATTCTCCTTAACCACATCATCCGTCCCTGTCACTCCGTTGGCTATTCCTTTTTTGGTCTGAATGACATCATACATATATTTGTCGATAGTATCCTTTCCAAGATAGTAGTAACAGTTTACGTTGTTCTTCTGTCCGTTCCGATGTGCTCGGTCTTCTGCCTGCTCACAATCGGAGAAAGTCCATGGGAACTCGATAAACGCCACACGGCTGGAAGCTGTCAATGTAAGACCTGTACCTCCTGATTTGTAGTTAAGGATGATCAGCTTGCAAGAAGGGTCGTTTTGGAAGCGGTCTACCGCTGTCTGTTTTTGAGTAGCATTGTCTTCGCCTGTAACGGTGACAGCTTCAGGGAATATCTTCTTTAATTCCTGTACTACTTCTTTCAGGTAAGCAAAGACTATCAGTTTCTCACCTCCGTCAATCACGTCATGGATGAATTCGGAAAAGACTTTGATTTTTCCCCTGGCTGATATGGCTTTCAATAT